GAAAGCAATATAAACTAAAAAGGAAAGTTAAAAAATGAATGGAATGAATCAAAATAATCTTTTGACGACACCGTTGTCGCCAAAGCGATCAACAAGGATTGATCAAAAGACAGTTATTACATCAGGAAACGCAGGTAAAATCATACCTGTGGCATGTATACCACTACTCCGCGAAGACGGTGTAAAGCGATCAAGAATGCAGATTGCAGTGGAAATGATGGAAACTGCAGAAACGTTATTTAACGGAGTAAACGTGACTGTAAATGCGCATTTAGTACCTAAATTAGCATTTGATCGATTTAATGGTATGGACGATTTAAACAGGTCATACCAAGGCGTACCACGTGAGGACGGTGAAACACCGATCCCATTTATTGAAACACATACATTTAGCCAAGCTGATAATGAGTTTTATAAAACATTAGGTATGCATGCACAAGGTTCAGCAACAGTTAACCGAGATTATATTGAGGCATATAATACAGTTGTAAACTTTAGACGCAAACAGCGATCATCAAGTTTATCAATGCGAACAATGACAGATACTTCATTGGCTCAAGCATTCTGGAACCATACAACAATGGCACATATTGTTCCTGATTTTGATCAGGCAATAATTGATGGCGAAGTAGATTTAAACGTTGTTGCTACAAATATGCCATTAATATCTGATAGTTGGGCATATGATTCTGGTTCAGCATATAGAGCTCCATTAGGAAGTGCACCATCTCAACAAGCAGATGGTACATGGAATTGGGGAGCCGCTATATTTACAGAATTAGCCCAAGATGGAATAACAGTTTCATTATCAAATATTGAAATGGCAAAAAAAGACACAAGCTTTTGCAAAAGCCAGAAGTATGTATCAAGGTCATGATGACGATTATATAATCGACACATTGATGTCAGGAATTAGAATTCCAGATCAGGCAATGAAACAACCAATATTATTAGCACAACAACGCACGCAAATGGGTTATCAACAACGCTTTGCATCAGACGCGGCAAATCTTGACGAGTCTGTAACAGTTGGTGGTGCATTGGTTGACATAACAATGCGCACGCCTGCAATAAATACAGGCGGAATTATTGTTATAACAGCTGAAATAACTCCAGAGCAGTTATTTGAGCGACAAAAAGATCATTACTTACACAATACATCAGTAAGTAATTATCCTGAGTTCACACGCGATGAACTTGATCCAGAAAAAGTAAGCATCGTAACAAACGATCATATTGATGTGGATCATACAACACCAAATGCTGTATTTGGTTATGCTCCGCTTAACCATGAATACATGCGTAGCGCGCCAAATATTGGCGGTAAATATTACCGTCCAGATGTTGACGCGGCATTTGATGAGGACAGACAAAAAATCTGGGCAAACGAAACAGTTGATCCAGAATTAACAGAGGATTTTTATCTCTGTAACAATGTTCATCACAAAGTATTTGCTGATAGCACATCTGATGCATTTGAAATTACTGCACGCGGTACATTTGAAATCACAGGAAACACAGTATTCGGCGGAGCGCTAAAAGAAGCAACCGACGATTATGACCAAGTAATGGCAGATGTTGATCAAACAAGATTAACAAAAGCATAAAAGTCCCCTCCCCTGCCCCGCGAAAGCGGGGCAAATTAACCATATAGGAAAAAATATGAAACGTTATCAAATTCAAGCCCTCGATGGGTGGAACAAATTAAAGTTAAATGAAACTTTAGAATTTGTTGTTAAAGGCAATAGCCGAACCATACGTGTTGAATTTAATACAAGCGACAAAGTTGCTTTGTATGGATCAAACACAAAAGATTTCGCAGACGAAAAACTTTTAGTAAGCGAGGAAGGTCTCTTCACGCTGATAACATCTATTTCAAGTACACTTTATGTAAGAGCAGTCTCAAAGGATAAGAGTGCATCTATAACTTACAAAAATCGTGCCTCAGACCATATTGTGGAAAAAATGTCTGATATTAAGTTTACAGGTCTTGAGATGCGTCGAACTCGTAATCCAGAAATGGAACGATTAATGCATATGGTAAAAACAGCACAATCAGAAAGAGAACAAATTCTCTTATCTGAAATTGCAAAGGTAAAAGCGCAAAATGAAGAGGTTATCGAAGATAATGCAAAAACTTTCCCAGAGCTTAAAGCAGGAAATGCACCATCTATGCCTCCAAGCGGGTTATCAGAAGACAACGTGGAAGCAAGTGAAGAAAGCACTGCAGACACCAGTGAAGCGGTTACCGCAAGCGAAGACGCACCAACTAGCGATACAAGCGCTAAGTGATAAGTCTTTTATAAATTCTAATAAGTATAAGGAACAACAATTAAGGGCTGTGCGCGAAGGCGCACACCCTGATTTAATAGAATTTGAACGCAAAATGGTAAAAGCCTGTAAGGCTTATAATATACCCGTATTTGCTAGTGAAATGTGGCGAACTGCTGAACAGCAGACAAACTTGTATAAACAAGGCGTCACATTAGCAAAGGCCAACAAAAGCCCTCATCAATATGGGCTTGCTGTGGATATTATCCACAGTATTAAGGGTTGGGATTTGCACGAAAAAGAATGGGCAATGCTCTATACAATAGGTATGGAAGTTGCCCGAAAAATGAATATCGACATGGAATGTGGGTATGAATGGAAGTTTTACGACCCTGCTCACTGGCAGATAAAAGGTTGGAAAACGCTAAAAACCGATGATGGGGAAATATTATATTAACCCAACATCAGCCAAACCCCCCGTAGACGTCAAGGATCGGAGGGGGGTTTGGCG